TGGCCAACAGGAATGAAATGGGCAAGCATTGTACCTCTTATTGGCGGTGAAACAATCGCAATGGAAAAGGTCTTTGAGAAAAGACCAGCGTATATTATGTCATATAGAGAATTTGCAAATCATGACAAGCATTTAGTAGAGCATTATAGGAATCAATGCAATGACCCTGAAGATGGTAGAAACTATGTTCCTTATTATATATTAGGCGAACCACATATCTATCATGGTCAACAGCAAGGCGAAGGTCCCATTGGAGAAATGAATGGACGATATGTTGATGTAATGAATACTATATGTCCATGTGCTGGTCTTTCTTCATTAAGTACTACTCCATCGGGCCAATCAGAAATAAATGATTACATGGTTAAGACAGCTAAATATGTATTAGAAAATATAGGGCCAAAAGTATTATGGGGTGAGAATGCTCCAAGACTAGCCACCAAATTAGGTGAGCCAGTCGTAAAAAAATTAAGAGCTTTAGCAAAAAAGAATGGGTATACTCTTTCTTTATATAAAACAAAAAGCTTATTACATGGATTAAGTCAAGTTAGAGACAGGTCATTTTATTTTTTCTGGAAAGGTGATAGTGTACCTATGTTTGATTGGTATGATAGACCTAATGAAAGGATAGAAGATACAATTCGTAATGTCAAGAGGGACCCGACGGACCCGATGTCTGCACTGGTGAATACCAAAACTCCAAGTAAGGATGACTTATATTATAAGTATGTGTTAGAAGTAATACATAATGGTATGAGTCATAATGATTTTCAAAAGACATTGGAAAAAAGTGTTAGTGTTCAAGAATATATTGAAAGACATAGCAATTATAATGACTATGCAGATTGGGTAGAAGCTCTTGGTGAAACTAAACTAGCAGAAAAAGCTAGAGCTATACATAAAAAATTATCAATTAAAGGTACTAATATAATGAGAAGGTCAAGTGAAATACCAGCTGATTATATTGGTGCATTTGTAGGTCATATGCCAATGAATTTAACTCACCCAGATGAGGATAGATATTTGACATATAGAGAATGTATGGAGATTATGAAATTGCCAGAAGATTTTAATATGATAGACCCTAAGAAGAACCTTAATCACTTATGTCAAAATGTTCCTGTGACAACAGCAATGGATATGGCATATAATGTTAAAAGGTTTTTATATGGCAGATCTGAAATGATATATGATGACTTTGTTATACAATGCAATAAGTCACATACAATTCAAACCACACCAAACACTTTAGATAAATTTCTATAATCTGTTTACATTTACAGCATTTTATGATATAATATAGATATGAACAAATTAAAGCTATGGGAAATAATTATATTAATATTATTTTTCCCAATATTTTTTATTAATTATTTAGGAGAAAGAGATGACAAGTGATGAACGTATTAATACAATTACAGTACTTGAATTAGAAGTAGAAGTTTTAGAATCAAGAATTAAAAAAAATGCAACAGGACATATAATCACAGCAGTGGGTGTATTAAAATCTCGTATTGATGAATTAAAAAAAGAAGATATGAAAGAAAAATATGGCCGTGCAGTTGAAACAGTTTTATAAGGAGAAAATATGGGAATAATGGATAAATTACAGAAGAATTCTAGAATTAAAGAGACAGCAACTCTCAATAAATCTAAGATTTTTTCTAATCAAGAGATGGTACCAACAAAGGTTCCAATGATTAACGTTGCATTATCTGGCGATCCAGATGGTGGTTTAACCTCAGGACTAACTGTATTGGCAGGACCATCTAAGAATTTTAAAACATCATTTGGATTATTAATAGCAGCAGCATACTTAGAAAAATATGATGATGCTATTTTATTATTCTATGATTCAGAATTTGGTTCACCCCAACAATACTTTAAGTCGTTCGGTATTGACACTTCCCGAGTACTCCATAGTCCCATTACTAATGTTGAGGAATTGAAGTTTGATTTAATTAACCAATTAGAAAATATCGAGCGCAAAGACAAGGTCATTATTATGATTGACTCCATTGGTAACTTAGCTTCTAAAAAAGAATTAGATGATACCTTTAGTGAAAAATCTGTAGCTGATATGTCAAGAGCAAAAGCTCTTAAAGGTCTATTTAGAATGACCACACCTTATTTGACAATGAGGGATATACCATTGCTTGCTGTTAACCATACATATCAAGAGATTGGTTTATTCCCTAAGGCTGTTGTATCAGGTGGTACTGGTATATATTATTCAAGTGATAATATCTGGATTCTTGGTAGACAACAAGAGAAAAAAGGTACAGAAATTATGGGTTATCATTTTATTATTAATGTAGAGAAATCTAGATTTGTTAAAGAGAAATCTAAAATTCCTATATCTGTAACATGGGAAGGTGGTATTGAAACATATTCTGGATTATTAGATTCAGCAATGGAAGGTGGATATGTAGTTAAACCTACCGTGGGTTGGTACTCTAAGGTTGATAAAAAAACTGGTGAGATAGAAGATAAAAAGGTTCGTGCTACTGAAACACTTAAAGAATCATTTTGGAAACCTATCTTTGATAATACAGATTTTAAAGAATATCTTAAACGTAAATATGAAATAGGTCACGCAGAGATGATTAAGAATGCAGATTGAAACATTAATCTTACGTAACTTAATGCTCAATGAGGATTATACTAGAAATGTAATCCCACATTTAAAAACTATATATTTTGAAGAACCATATAGAGCAGTCTTTAATGAGATAGTTGGTTTTGTTAATAAGTATAGTAAATTACCAAGTGCTGATGCACTATCAATTGAATTAAAAAATAATCCTAAAATTGGTTCTGATTCATTAGCTCTTATTCCTGAAATAAGTGTAGCTGAAGGTGAACAAACTCAAGAATGGTTAATAGAAAAAACTGAAAAGTGGTGTCAAGATAGAGCAATTTATTTAGCTATTATGGATTCTATTAATATTATAGAAGGAAAGCATGATACATTAAATAAAAATTCATTACCTGAAGTATTAAGTAAAGCTCTCTCAGTTAGTTTTGATTTAAGAGTAGGGCATGATTACGTAGATGATTCTGATAATCGTTATGAATTTTATCATAGAGCAGAAGAACATCTTCCATTTGATTTAAAAATGTTTAATAAGATTACCAAAGGTGGCCTTGTTAATAAATCTCTTAATGTTGCTTTAGCTGGTACAGGTGTTGGTAAGTCATTATTTATGTGTCACATAGCAGCAGGCGCTTTAACTCAAATGAAGAATGTATTATATATCACTATGGAAATGGCAGAAGAAAGAATTGCTGAACGTATAGATGCTAATCTTATGAATGTACCCATTGACCAATTAGAAAATTTGTCAAAAGATATGTTTGATAAGAAGATGCATAAGCTTACTGATAAAGGTGTGGGTAAATTAATTGTAAAAGAGTATCCCACTGGAGCAGCAAGCTCTATTCATTTTAGAGCATTATTAAAAGAATTAAAAATTAAAAGAGACTTTAAACCTGATTTAATTTGTATAGACTATTTAAATATTTGTGCTTCTTCAAGAATGAAATCTTTAGGTGGTGCAATTAATTCATATACTTATGTAAAAGCAATTGCTGAAGAATTGCGTGGTATGGCAGTAGAGTATAATGTACCTATTGTTACTGCTACACAAACAACTCGTTCTGGATTTTCTAGTTCAGATGTAGGTTTAGAAGATACGTCTGAATCATTTGGTTTACCAGCAACGGCAGACTTAATGTTTGCTCTTATATCTACCGATGAGTTAGAAGACTTAAATCAGATAATGGTTAAGCAACTTAAGAATAGATATAATGACCCAACAGGAAAAAATAAAAAATTTATTATTGGTATTGATAGAGCTAAAATGAGATTATATGATGTGGAAGACACAGCCCAAACTTTAAATGTTAGGACTGAGCCACCAAAAACAACACAATATGAGGACTTTAAATATGAGTAATTTATTAACAGCAGCAGGTTGGGGAGATAAATATATACATCTAGCTAAACAAATATCAACGTGGAGCAAAGACCCAAGCACTAAAGTTGGTGCAGTAGTTATTGGTGAGTATGGTCAATTATTATCTCAAGGATATAATGGTTTCCCAAGAGGAATATCTGATACAGATGATAGACTTAATAATAGAGAAAGAAAATATGAGTTAGTTGTCCATGCAGAAATGAATGCAATATATAATGCATCTCTTACTGGTGTATCTTTAAGAGATTCTACATTATATGTATATGGCTTACCTATTTGTAATGAATGTGCTAAAGGTATTATTCAGGTTGGTATAAAAAAGGTTATTGCTATGAGACCTAAAGAATATAATTCTGATTGGGATAAATCAAATAAAAATGCTGAAGCTTTATTTAGAGAAGCTGAAGTAATGTATTTAATAGATATAGAAGGAAAGGAT